AAATATTGGTAATTCTTCTCTTTCAAACTCTACAATCACTTTAGGTTCATCTACACTAACATTAGGTGCTACTACAACAACGATTGCAGGTGTAACAGAGTTAACAGTAGATAATTTAAATGTTAACGCTAATACTATTTCATCTACAGACTCAAATGGTAACATTATTTTAGACCCTAACGGTTCTGGTACAGTTGATGTAAACTCAAGCAGAATTACAAGTGTAACTGACCCGACAAGTGACCAAGACGCTGCTACAAAAGCATATGTGGATAGTGTTGCAAACGGACTTGATGTTAAAGAATCTTGTTCAGTTGCTACAACAGCTGCATTATCGGCTTGTACTTATAATAATGGTGCAGGTACTTTAACTGCTGACGCTAACGGTGCATTATCAGTTGATGGTGTTTCTCCAAGTGTTGATGATAGAATACTTGTTAAAGACCAAGCAAGTGCAGTACAAAACGGTATCTATAAAGTAACAGCAACAGGTGGCGCTTCAGCGGCTTTCGTATTAACAAGAAGTCCAGACGCAGACACAGCTTCTGAATTAACAGGCGGTACTTTCTTCTTCGTAGAATCTGGTACAGCAAACGCAGATAACGGTTATGTTGCAACTCACAATGGTACACCTACATTTGGTACTACAGATATTACATTTGCTCAGTTCTCAGGTGCAGGTCAAATTAGTGCCGGTGACGCATTAACAAAAACTGGTAACCAAATTGATGTTGCAGTAGATGACAGTTCAATCGAAGTAAGTTCAGACGCATTAAGAGTTAAAGCTTCAGGTATTACAAACGACATGTTAGCCGGTTCAATTGCAACTGCTAAATTAGCAGGTTCGATTACCAATGCAAAACTTTCAAACTCAACTATTACATTTTCTGATGACTCTTCAACAATATCAAATATTGACTTAGGCGGAACTTTGAAAATTACAGGTGGTGAGGGAATGGATGCAACAATTTCGGGCACTACATTAACTATTGCAGGTGAATTAGCAACAACTTCAAATAAAGGTGTGGCTTCTTTTAGTTCAGACAATTTTACAGTCAGTTCAGGAGCAGTTACGGTAACAAGTTTAGACGGCGGAACATTTTAATTAGTCGTCAACTGAATAAAGGATATTATTAATGGCGACAGTTATTAAGTTAAAACGAGGTACAAGTACACCAACCACTAGTGATTTAGCTAATGGTGAAGTTGGAATTGATACTTCAGCAAAAAAGTTTTATATTAATGACTCTGGTACTATCAAAGAAATTGGTGGTGGTACAGGTGGCGGAGGCGGTGCAGCCGCTTTAGGTGGTGATGTTAGAGCATATACAGGTGATGGTTCTACTACAGGTTATACAGTAACAAGTGGTGCTGATGTTGAAAATGTTTTAGTTTTTATTAACGGTGTTTATCAACGGCCAACATCCGACTATACAGTTTCCGGAACAACTCTTACTTTTGGCACAGCTCCTGTAAATGCTGATGTAATTACAATTAAAGAATTAGTTGAGGGTGGCACATCATTAATATTTTCAGATGACAGTTCAACAACAACAGAATTAAGTTCAGGTTCTACTTTAAAAGTTGCAGGTGGTTCAGGTGTTACTACTTCTATAAGTGGTGATACTTTAACTATTGCGGCTAGTGGCGCAAGTGATGTATTTAAAAATATTGTTATGCCTGACGGTTCGACAACGGTATCAGCAGATTCAAATACAGATACACTTACACTTGCACAATCAGGTTTAATTAGTATAACAGGAGATAGTTCGACTGATACTGTTACAGTAAGTACAGTTTCTTCATCAACTATACCTTTTTTAAAATCAGACGGTTCATCATCAAACATAGAATTACAAACAAGTGGTTCGATTAGTGATGTTATAAGTAACCTACATATACCATTCACATTATCAGATGGTACAGATGTAACAACATTGGTGGTGGCATAAGATGGCGAATAAAACTCCAGTAAAAGCAACCTTTACAGGAAGTAATGTAACAGGTCTTGCAGAGTTTCAAACTAGTGATACGATACCATTGGCAAATGGTGGTCTTGGTGTATCGTTATCTATCGGAAGTGCAGGACAGGTATTAAAAGTTAATAGTGGTGGAAATGCTTTAGAGTTTGGAGCTGTAGAAGCAATAGTAAATATTGATGGCGCTAATGATTTAACAAGTAATACATTAGCAACAGGTGATTTACTTTTAGCTTCTGATGGTGGTACAGAGGGTAGAATTACATTAGGACAGATAGATACTCTATTTTCAGGCACAAGTAAATCTCTTACAAATAAAAATTTAACTGCTACATCAAATACTTTTAATCCAATAACTATTGTTGACGATACTTCATCTGTTTCTACAATTGGTTTAGGTGAAACTTTAAAAGTTACTGGTACTGGTGGTATTACATCAACTATTTCAGGCGATACACTTACTATTGCAATTGATGGTTCTATTGTAACAGAATCTTCAACAGACACATTAACTAATAAGACTCTAACTAGTCCTAAAATTAATGAAAATGTTGCAGTTACGGCTACAGCTACAGAATTAAATTATACAGATGGCGTTACAAGTAATATACAAACACAGATTGATACTAAAGCTAGTACAGCATTTGCTATCGCACAAGCTGTTGCTTTAGGATAAGGATAAATAATAATATGGCAAACCCAAATAGTAGAGAAAATTTAAAACAGTATGCTTTAAGAGCATTAGGAAAGCCTGTTATTGAAGTCAATGCTAGTGACGACCAACTAGATGATAGAATAGATGAAGCTTTACAATACTTTGCTCAGTTTCATTACGATTCTATTAGAAGAACATACTTAAAATACAAGTTAACTTCTTCAGAAAAGACTCGTTTAGCGGCTATTAATCCTAGTTCAGAAACAGCAACAAAAAATTCAGTATCAACTACATGGTACGAAGACAATAACTTTTTAGTAGTTCCAGAATCAGTTATTTCAGTTATTAATATTTTTCCTTTTTCAAATAAAGGTAATCTAAACTTATTTGATGTAAGATACCAAATGAGATTAAATGACCTTTATGATTTTTCTTCAACATCAATTATTAACTATGATGTTGTATTAAGACATTTAGATTTTTTAGACCATGTATTAGTAGGTGAAAAACCTATTAGATTTAATCAACATGATAATAGATTATACATTGACATGGATTGGACAAATGATTTAGCGACAGACGAGTGGATTGTAATTGAGTGTTACAGAAAATTAGACCCGGATACTTATACAGATGTCTATAATGATATTTACTTAAAAAGATATACAACTGCCTTATTTAAAAAACAATGGGGTGCTAACTTATCTAAATTTAATGGTGTCGCTATGGTTGGCGGTGTAACATTAAATGGTCAACAAATATTTTCAGAAGCTTTACAAGAAATAGAAAAGTTAGAGAATGATATAAGAAGTACATTCGAATTAAATCCAGCAATGATGATAGGATAATGCCATGGCCGTTAATCACTTTTTTCAAAACGGAAACGGTATTGGGAATAAAAACGAAGCAAAACTCCACGAAGACCTAATCATAGAAGGCCTAAAAATATTTGGCCATGATGTTTATTACCTACCTAGAACACTAGTTAACCAAGACCTAATATTAGGTGAAGATAGTTTATCTAAATTTGATGACTCTTATCTAATAGAAATGTATGTTGAAACAACAGAGGGTTTAGCTGGTGAACAAGAATTAATTAATAAATTTGGTTTAGAGATTAGAGAAGAAACAACTTTCATGTTGTCTAAACGAAGATGGAATGACGCTGTTGATAGTTACCATACAATGATTAAAGAGGGTAGGCCAAATGAGGGTGATATAATTTATTACCCATTGATGAATAAGTTTTTTGAAATTAGTTTTGTAGAAGACCAAGAGCCATTCTTTCAATTAGGCAACTTACCAGTTTACAAATTAAGAGCTAGAACATGGGAGTACAGTTCAGAAAGATTAGATACTGGCGTTACAGATATTGATA